TGTTCGCATCATTATTTTTGATAGGTTTTTTATTACACCTTTTTTATGAATTTGCCGGACTAAATAAATATTATTGTAAAATATTCAGTAAGACTAGAAAGTAACTAAATTTGAATAATTAATATATAAACTTTTATAATATGGAGTTTCATAAAATTTATATCCCAAATGAGGTTGTAAATATGTTTTATAAAAATGTAACTAAATTTAATGATAAAAAAAACCTTACAAAAGTAAATAAATTTATGATAAAAAACTATCATAAAAAAACTCAAATGTACTCATTAGAATTTTATGTTAACAAAGATTATCTTAGATTTTATAAATTAATTAATAAATATAATTATATAAAAGAAGATATAGAATATATAAAAAAAATTTGTTTTCAAACAATTAAAAATTTAAATTTACATTATAATATTTATTTAGATGATATTAATGGATTCGGTGATTATAGATTTATATTTGAATTATTATATAAATATGATATTATTGATAAATATATGATACAAAAATATTCTCCACATTTTTATAAACATTTCTATCCATTTATAGAAAAATCAATTGTTAAAAATGATAGAAATAAAACTATCGAAAATATTAATAATTCAGATATGATATTCAGTTTAAAAAGAAAATTTAAACCATTTTCTAAAAAGAATAAGATTAATTGGATACAATTAGTTGAATAAATAATTTTTATATTTAAAAGAAAAAAAACTAAATTATTATGAAACATTTAATAAATAAAAGGGATGAATATTTAAATTCTTTATCCATCAAAAAAAATGATAGAGATAAATATATTATATTAAACACTGAAAGTTTAAATAAAAAAGAAATTACAAATTTAATTAAAGAAAAATATATAAGAGGGAAAACCATAGAAAAAAAAAAAAAGATTTAAAAAAAATAAATAATGAAATATTATATAAATATATTGAATATCTCGATAAATTAGGTCACAAAGTAATATATTTAAATAAATATATTAATAATAATAATTTAAAAAATATAAAAAAATATTTTGAAGAAAATATTTTTATAAGTATTTTTGATTTTAAAAGGGATATTTTAGAGTTAAAAAATTTATATAATAATAACAAAGATTTTTCTATATATATGCATAATGGTCACCACATTTAATTATATCTCCGTATGATGCAAAATCTGACGGATATAAAATATTTTTAAGAAATATTTAAATTCATTGGAGATATTAAACTTATGCAAAATCCTAATCACAATAGTCCTGAAATTTAAACATTTGCCCATGCATCAGGTATGGAATTAAAACCATTCATAGGTATGGGAATTATTATTTTTTCTTCAACTACAATTTTTTTGTTACATATATAACATCTCATTATATTTATTAATATTATTCCCATAAAGATACTACCTATTATTAGAAAATACAATTCATCTTTATTCATTTTAAATTGTTTTATAATAATTATTTCAAATTTAAGGTCTCATTACCTTAACACCACTATCATCTATTAATCTATTTAATTTTTTCCATGTTTGTTGTATACCCGTACCACCTTTGTCACCACTGAATAACCATGATATTTTTTCTACTGTTGCTTCTGTATATAATAAACCTGGGTTTTTATTATTAGATAATCTTCTGATATAATCTTTCATTTCTTCATTATCTTCAATATCTTGTATCTTTTCAAAACCAAATTCGGTTAATGATACTAATTCTCCAGTTACTTTACAATTCCTTAATGTATGTAATTTATCTTTTATAAATCCTCTAACACGTGGAGATACTAATGGTAATAAATATCCAGTAAATATTAAAAATAACCAATGATTAGTTACAGATTCACACGTATTATAATTTTCTAATGTTATATTATTTGTATTATTTGTATTATTTTCTTCCCATATCCAAGAACTATCTGTTAAATCATCCATGTTATATAATATAATATAATAAATATTATATTCTTTTTAAATAGATAATCTACATAAGGGACAATTATTATTTTTTTCAATCCATTCATCAATGCATTTATCATGATATTTATGACCACATTTTAATATATTTATTATATCATTTTTCATATAATTTTCTAAACATATTGAACAACTCGTATCATGTCCAGGTTCTAATTCATTATTGAATTTATATTCCTGAATTTTTATTATTTTATTTTGAATAATAGTATAATTGGGTAAATTATTTGGATGTATTTGATTAGGTTGGTCTAATTGTTCTAATCGATTCATATGTTGTATATATATATTCCGTGTTTTCATAGATTTGTATACATTAATAAATAATAATGAACAAAATAACCACATAAATATAGGGAAAAAAATATTATATCCCTGATATAAAAAAATATTAGTTTTATTATAGTTATTTAAATCATTATAGTTATTTAAATTATTTAAATCATTAAAATTACCGGTATCATCTACTGTTTGAATATATTGATGATTCATATATATATATATATATATATATATAAATAATAATATGGTTATTTAACCTTCTTAGAGTTATTCTTCGCCATAAAATTGGCAGTATGATTCTTAACTTTATCTTCAAACTTATTGAATTTTTGAAATGATATTACACCTGTTTTCATATAAGTCTTATAAATTTTAAGACCGTCTTCATATTTTTCAGGTGGGTTCTTATCTGTCCTGAGCATCCATGCCGGTCTATATCCGGATTCCCACTGAGACTGATTTGGCATGGATACAAAGGTTTTTTTATTAGAAATAATAGGTGGTTCATTCAAGAAAGATAACCGATTATTCGGTACGGGTATAGGTTTTGTAGAACTATGGGTCGGAAGAGACATGGGTGTATTTATGTCTCTTCGCGAGTGCTTCACGCGCGACCATGGTTCATTAGAAGAGGCAGAAGAATATGAAGAATTATATCTCATGGACCTTCTGGATGAAGGCCTAGTATTTTCCATAAGAAAATCAAGACGAGTATTTTGAGGTATTGGATTCATGTTAATCCAGTAATTTTGATGTAAAATATGATAAAATAAATTCAAATTTAACAAGAAAAAAAAGAATGTAATCCTTTAAATATATTAAAATATATATAATAATATATGAACAAAGGTGGTCATCCGGACAATGCGAAAGTAAAAATTACTAAACAATCTGTATTAAAAACATATAATAAAGAATCACATAAAGCTTATGCGAATGAATTATTTTTTTATCTTTTATCAAAAAAGCATAAATTAAATTTTATACCAGATTTAATTAGTTATGACCTTTTAAAAAGAAATATTAAAACTAAGAATGTTGGTGTGGCATTAGATCAATATTGTTCTGATAACGAAATAGATATCGATACATTTATTCCTGATATAAAAAAAATATACAATAAATTATTATCATATGGATTTTTCCATAATGACCTAAGATATAAAAATATTGTGATAAACCCATCTAACAAAAAATTATATTTAATTGATTTTGAGTTCAGCGGTCCGAAATATACTGATCTTGATGATCAAAATATTGTTAAAAAAATAACTAAAAAAAATGACAGTGGTTCAAAATCTAAGAAGAAATCTAAGAAGAAATAATTAGCATTTTGATTTAGATAGTGATGATAATATAATATATGCGGGTTCTCCTTCTACTTTTCTCAAGTCATCTGGTAATTTATCATATGAAGTCTTAGTTCCATGACAAGTTGAACATAATGCTTGATAATTACTAATTTCACTACCGCCACCCTGACTTACTGGAATAATATGGTCATATTCATGATACCAAGTATTATCAAATGTGGGGATATTATCACCTTTGAGGAGACCCATATCTCCTTCATTTATTTTAAATGGACATACGTAAAGTGTTTTACCGTTCGCATCAATACATAATCCTTGTCCCGGTCCCCGACAACAGTTACCTTGTGAACTAAGGATATATAATTTATGAAATGGAGTTAAGTCTTTCCTATAAGTTTTTGGTTTTTCTAAAATATCATTTTCTGTATCAGATTCAACAGATTTTTTTCTAGGTAACGTAGTATTTCTACGTACGGATAAACGAGATACAGGATTTACTTTTTTGCAGTCATTACATTTCCTAGATTTAGATGTACCAGTAGAATTTTCTTCCGTCAATGTAACACCACAAGCAGGGTCCTGACAAATACGGGTGGGATCCATATTATTTAATATTGATTTATTAATTGTAATAAATTCAAATTTAATTCAAAAAAAAAGTATATATATTCAATAAGGTATTATGCGGAATTGTTGCGAGTAATTTTTCTTATTTCTTTTGGAGGCGTATTTTTTTCCCGTAAAGTATGTGATGTATATTTATATAATAGAGCATTATATTTTTCATGCCAGACCCGCGTAAATTTATTCGCCAATCCATATCCTTCGTCAAATCCGTTTTTATAGTCTCCACCATATTGCACTTCTGTATCTTCAACACCTTGCTCGTAGCCAGCATCCCAGGCGCGGGCGCGCGAACCTAATTCATATATATTACTTTCAGACGGTTCAGCTTTTTTAGGAAGAGGTGGTGATACTTCTTCGCGACACATGGGACAACTGTTATTTAATTGCAGGTGCGTTACCATGCAATCCATACAGAAAGTATGATCACAGTTAGTTATACAAAATCCATATTTCTTAATGGGTTCATAACATACGGGACATTCTGTAATTTCATCATTTAGTACTTCATATTCTTCTTCATATTCTTCCATATCTCCGTGCGATTCAAAGAATTCTACAAGGCTTGGAATAACTTCTGGGATAGTTTTCTTACGCCAGATTTCCATAGGATAATCGAGAGATTTACCAATAGTATAATAACCATTATCAGTGCTATGACATAGTTTACCAGTAGAAAGGTCAATTATCTGATTTTTTCCATCAGAAATATAAACCGTAATGTATTTCACTTTTGTACGTCGATGACCGTGTTCTGATTGTGAAAAATAATACTTAAATGTTTCGCCATCACGAACACCTGCCATATTAACTGGAAAGTGTGAGTTGTGGTTATACGGTATAATATATGGATCATCCTTTATGAACAAATGGGCGACGGGAAACGCAAAATGCGCAGGAGAAGGCGCGACTCTATCAGTCTGCTTACACGTATTGATGAAGTTTACTTCAATGCATGACGACATATTAAGTATTGTAAAATTTCTTTATATATTTCTGCAAAGCAGATAATTTTGGATTATAAATAGCTTCATCTTCTTTTCAAATTTATTGAGAATTAAAAAAAATATTCTTAATGTTATAAACTTATATGAAATCTATAATATCTTAATTATCTAGTTCTCTTGACCATCAGAAATGATATTTGCGCGTTTAATTCTTCTTTCTTCAACATATTTAGTATATGGACCGTGTGCTTCATTTGGAAGGATGTTATCCATAATATATCTATCAACGGCTTGTGCGCTGGAATATTCTCCTGACTTGATCAGGCGGTTTCGCGCAAGGTGATAGTATGCACTCACAAGTTGCCGTACATTAAATTCGGTATTCCCATCTTGTGACCCATAACAAACCTCACCATTCCACACCCACCCCGCAGCCCGAGCACAATTAGTACAGGGAACACTTAGTTCATTATCATCAGTAAAGATACCGTATGCTTTGCAGTTCCCGCACTCAACGTTTTGAGTAGACATTATTTTAATATAATTATTTTGATATTTTGTTTGTATGGATAATAATGATATCCAAAATCAAATTTTAATGTCAAGTGATCTTAACCCGTTCATTAACAACGATTCAATAACATTCACAGTCATAGAATTTCCTATTAATATTTTCATCCTATGGTCTGATAATATATGGTTTATTTTATCCGGATTAAATCCTTGTAACATAAGATATTCTTTTACTGATGCCTTTCTTCCCATAGGAACGCACCACATATTAGGTTGTGCTGTGATACATGGACACCATTTATCAGAATTAGGAAATGTTGCTCCTCGAAATCCAGTATCTATAAATACTGAATCTTTTGGTATATTTTTAAATAATTCTTTATTAGATTCTTTTATTGGATCTTTTTTAATATTTTTTTTATCTATAAATTCATTTATATTTTTCATTGGTTTGGAATCAGGAAATACAAATTCAGTCTTTTTATATTTATTTAATACTCCAATTATATATAATCTATCTCTACTCTGAGGAATACCTAAATCTTTTGAATTAATAACTTTATAATGAATACTATATTTATTAATATGATTCAGTCTTGTTAATATTTCATTAAAATATGACCCATTATTTAAAGTAACTAATGTTTTAACATTTTCTAGAATAAAGAATTTAGGAGAAACTGTTTTAATAACTTTTATGCAATCTTCAAATAAATTTAATCTAGGATCTACTGATGTTTTATACTTATTTGCTCTACTATACGGTTGACATGGAAATCCGGATACATATATATCAATATATGGAATATCTTTTCCATTTCGTTTAGTCATATCATTAAATATAATTCTTGGATTATGATTATTATTTATATATTTTATAGCATATTCACTTATTTCAGATGAAAATTCGTGTTCAAACGATAAATCATATTTATTACAAATATTATGTAAAGCTTCTAATGGAGCTTCAATTCCTGAACAATCTGTGCCAATTTTAAGCATTTAATATATATACTTATTTGAAAATAATTTAAAATTAAATTTATTTTTAAATTTAAGGGGGTGGGATCCAGCACTTAATACATATGTTAATTACTTAAACCATATACAATAAATTTAAATATATATATATATTATAAATGCGAAAAAAATTATCCCAAAACCATAAGAAAAAAATATCAGATGGACTCAAAAAATACCACCAAACCTGTAAAAAGTCAAAATATAGATCTTCTTCTAACACGGAGAAAAAAATGAATAGTTTCTTAGCTGGTATTAACACTAAATCTAAATCTAAATCTAAATCTAAATCTAAATCTAAAAAAGAAATAAACAAAAAACTTCAACAGGAAATCAAAAAACTTAAACAAATGATTCAATGATTACAATTTAAGTATTATAAGGGACCCATAGAAATATTTTAATTAGTATCAGACATATATTTCTTTCACTCAAAACCGATAAGTATAATTAATTTTCGTGACACACATGTTTCATGCATATCTTTACTACATATATGGGGACATATATACTTAATATTTTGATGAACTATAATTGAACTACTAATCCTTTAATTTTGTTCCTATTAATCATAAATAGCCCCCGCAAATTATTGAACACGGGATGACCACCATTTTCGATCAGCATGGTAAATATTATTAGAATTATTCATAATGATGCCGACAAAAATAATATTTTTAAATTTGAAAGATAATATTATTTTTTTTATATATATTAATGGAACTTTCTTTAAAAGAAACACGAGAAAAGTTAATACATACAGAATATTTATTAAGAGAAACTCAAAATGAATTGGAAAGTATAGTAAATATTATTAGATTTATTCATAATGATGATGATGATAAAAAACAAACATTTAATAGTTTGTTGGAAAAATTAATCCGGCTTAAATACGCGGTTAATGATAAATTTACACTTAAAGAAATATATATTAATTTTGAAGATATATTAAAATTATATCATCCTAAAAATAATACAATTAAATCATCAATCTGTTTTAATTTACAAGTTTTAAGAGATAAAAATATTATAGAATTTATCGATAATCATGGGAAATATATATTAATAGCTTAAAATTTGATTAATATTATTATTTTTTTGAAAATGTCTGATATAATTAGAATACCAAATATTTCTAAATATACGCAAGAAATAATTAATGATGAATTAATACTTATTCCTAAAAAAACATATGTAGATGAATCCGATTTAAAAAATATATGTTTAACATCATCTAAAATAAATGAATGCGTAGTTAAAAATAATGAAAATATTATATCTTCTAAAAAAAGATACAGGTCAATATTAAATGATATATGGAAAACTATGCCAGCACAAAAGATCCTTCAAAATACAACATTTAATATTAAATTAACAGATGAAAAAGGATTAAAAGGATATGAATGGAATAATGACTTGAAGATGTCAATACAAGGGAGAGAATCAAGTTTAGTTATAATAGAGATAATTAATATGGTTAAATTAAATAATTTTAGTTTAGAAATTTCAATAACATTAAAAGAAGGTGAAGTTATATATTTTAATATATTTTAATATAAATATATATATATTATAAATGTTCAGCGTTGATACCAAAGAAAGAATAAAAATTTCAGGTCTATTTATTTTCCAAAGTTACAAAGTTATTATGGGGTCAATGTTAAGTTTATTTGTTCCTCAATTATGCGCCGATGAAGAAGTATGTACTATTTCTGATAATCTTTTACATCATGATAATGATTTATTTCATCAGGTTACATTAGGTTTTAATTTTTTATCTGTATTACTATTTATAGGAGTATATATTATAGAATTAAAAAGAGAAAATTGGTGCGTTAAATATTTAGATATTGACCATAATATTCCTGATAATAATTTAGAATTCATTATTAAAGATAAACCAGATTTATTATTACCATTATCAAAACATAATAAATTATATTTTAAAAGTATATTTATTACATCATTTATATATAGTATTAATTTAGCATTATCAAGTATTTTAATTTATGATAATTATGCTGGTATTCCATCTGTTACAAGTTATATGTCATATGTCGTATTAATATTACTTAAAATATATAATTCATTATTTATATCATATGATTCTATGAAAAATAATAAAGCATTAAGTGCTTATATTATAGAATTTACATCATATAATAAAATAGACGTAGATCATGTAGATAAATATAGCAGTGATATTGGTAATAAAGAGGTTTCACCTGTTCATATTGACATAGATTTTCCTGAACTAACACCTAATCCCTAAATAGTTTAATGTATTCGTCTGAACACCAAAAAAATAATGTAATATTATTCCTAATATTAATAATCCAACAGTAGTTAATATTAATGGTATACCTGTTAGATATGTTATTAATATAGCTCCTAATATTGTTAATATATAATCAACTATTGCCGTATTTAAAAATCTATATTTATGAACACCTTTACCAATTACACCAAATATATCTTTATATTCACTAAATATGCACATATATATATATTATATTTAATAATCAATTAAATTAAATGGCGTATCATTTGAATTAAAATTTTTAATTATTTTCCCCATATCCAAAGGATCTTTTTCTAATATTGTCAATTCAAATGTTTTTGTATTTCTTACACAAAATTCTTCTATGCCGTCCATTTCTTCACATAATTCTTCCATTATGCCGCGATTCATTTCATCAAAATCTATATCATAATATTCACCAGTTTCTTTTGCTTCTTCTAATAGTTTATCATATGAATATAAAGATTGTTTAAAATCAATCCAAAATTGTTTATCTTTTATATCATTCATTACTGTATTTTCTTCTTCATGTAAATCAATCCAAAATTGTTTATCTTTTATATCATTCATTACTGTATTTTCTTCTTCATATAGCAATACCCTTTTAGATTCTTGAATATTATTTTCAATAATAAAATTTGTAGGATTAATATCATTATCATATAAGAAAGGTTTCATAGGAATTGGTGCGCAAATACAAGTAGGAACCAATAATATGTAATTCATAATATTCATAATATTGTATAATTATTCTTACAATTATATTTCAAATTTGATTTGTTATACGGAATATTTGAATATCTAATATAATGAAAATTATCATGTACATTCTATTTATAGCAGGAATTGTTTCACAAATTAACGGGTATAATTACGATAAATATAATGGTTTTAACGGATACACGGGTAATACGGGGTCTATTCACCATAATCCTTATATGAATGACGAAACTAGGTCCAATTTTAAAAGACGTAATATACTAGGTCAAAATTTAGATAAAAATGGTAAAACAAAACACATACCACTTTACTCAAAATATAATAATAATAAAAGATATGATAATTTAGATTATAAAACACACTTCATAGAACCAACGAATGATCCTAAGGTAAATGAATACATATTAAATAAAAAACTTATAAGTGAACCTATTAAAATTGATGATGATGATCTAATTAGAGTTTTACCTCTAAAATATTATGACAAATATTCATTCAAAGATAATTGGGCTAATTCTTGGAAAGATTCAGATGTATGGTAAATAAATTAATTAATACTTTTCATAAATCTACACCACTGTGATGGGTCTGTTGTATCTGGTGGAGCATTAATATATTCCCACGTAAATACGCCACCCATTTTTTTATATTTTTGTACCACCTTATCGATTTCAGTCATGGATGTAGTAAAATCATCATAATCTCCACCGAGCATACCGAATACTACTTTTTCAGGAGGATATCCATTATTTATAATACTATCATATGTTTCTAATGTATATGAATTATAACATTGCGTATTAAACCATTTAATATATTTGCCTTCGGCTGAATTATATAATTCTTTGTATGAAAATCCACCCATGCTGGAACCATCAGTCATTAACGAACCTGCAACGGGAGCCATGGTTATAGTAAAATCCTTACCGAAATCAGCTATTAACATATTCATAAATTTCTTTACATCATCAATATTAACACTTTCTTCAATATCTAAATCAATACCAGATATAAATGGATATTTTCTTAATAATTTGAATAATAAAGGATAATAACTATCCATGTCACTGAATAGTGCTTTGAAAGCACCACCAGCACCACCAATCATTAATAGAATTTCTACACCTTGTTCATAACATTTTTGTAATTCAATCCACAATTTATCAAATCTTGGTGAATCCGGGTCATAATCATTTAAATGAATATATGGGTCATTTTTATATGAAGAAAAATGTATAGATGATAATATAATTGTATCAATATCTTGAATATGTGAAAATAATTTATCTAATCCGCAAAAACTTTGATAATAATATATAGTTTTCATAATTATAAGTTATATATATATTAATATATTTAAATAATAAATTTGAATTAATATTAATTAAAATTTAAAAAGACAAATATGGTTATTAATTGTCCAGTTTGTTATGAAGATAAACCAGGTATTAAATT